CCATAATTAAGTTAATTATTACAAATCAAAATCATCACCAGAACCAGTTGAAGCAGGCTCAAACTGACTTGTTGTAGGAGAATTTTTTTTATCTATTTTTCTCAAATGATTTGTATTATTGCTATCAAAAATTAATAATTTAGATTTTTCAACATCTAATGCTTCTACAGGTACACCTTCTTTACTAATTTTAGGTAAATAAAGATCATTGTTTACATAACCTTCAGTGTTTTCCCACTCACGTGCACCAAGACATACATTAACATATGTTGGACCTGATAACAATTTATCACATTTTACCATCCACTCTTCAATTGTATTAGCTTGGATAGCATCTAATCCAGCTCTTTTATCTAAAGCTTCAGCTAAAAATATCATTGCTTTCATTACCTCAGTATCTCTACTAATTTCTTTACCACTTGGTAATGTAGTGTCTTTATATGGATATGGAGAATATCTTACTTTACCTACTTGACCTTCATAACGTGGTCCATCAGGTTTATTCATATCTTTTAAAAATCCTTGAAAATCTCCTGTTATAGGTTCTGTTTCTACATGCAATATAATATTGTATGCATTAGCATCATAAGGGGTTTTATCAAAACTAATTGAATTAATTTTTACTTTGTGATTTCCTGTTCCAATTACTGGTTTCTCTTTGCCTGAAGCGGCTGACATGTCTTTAGTACTTAACATAATTACTTTTTTTAATTAATTGATTTTTATTTATTCTTCATACTTTTTAATGCAATCTTTTACAAATTGCAGGTTGTTTGGGATGAAGCTTTCCTCAAACATACCTTGGGGTGATTTACATGTGTTCTCTCCATTGTTTTGTGTGTCAAAACCATAGGTAAGTTCACCATCATCATTTTTAATAACCTTGCCAAATAAAACTATAGAAAATAGACCTTCCAAAGTTAAAGCATTGTCAATCATTTTACCAATTGTTTTTGCTTTAATTTTTCTATTTCCATTAATATCAGTTGCATCTTCTGAGTGAGTCAAAAAGAATACAGTTAGATCATCTCTTAAATCTTTAGGTAATTTAGCTACCTGAGCTAAGTTTGCTGCAATTTGAGTAAATTTTTCATAACCTTTTTCATTTGCTCTATCAAAATATTCAAAAGAACTCATATATTGCCAATCATCTACAACTAAAGTTTTGATGTGAGGCATTTTTTCATTAACATGTAATATTGCTTTAACAACGCCAGCAGCTGATGAAGCTGATGCAAGATTACCTTTTGGGTTATCTTTTGAAATAGCTGTATACATTCCTTTCCAACCTTTAAAAGGTAGTGGTTTATTTGCAATATTAATTACAAATGTTTCATCAGGATTTAAGTACCTGATAGATGTTGATTTGCCTGTCCCTGAGTCAGCAATGATAAGAATTGATTGTGCCAAAATTTTTTGTTTTAAGATTAATTATTTATTAAGGATACTATTTAATGTTAATTGAATTGCTTTAAGTGTTTTATTAATATCAAGCAAAGCTTCAACTAATCCAGGTGCTTCTTTCTTATCTGGATCTGGTAAATCTGGATTAGCAAAATCATGGATTAATTTACCTCTATTTGTTACATCATTTATAATTTTTAGTTCACTAACAGGGATTATATGTCTTATGAATCCAGTACTTGATTCAATTAATTCATACTCTTCTTTCCAATGAGGATTGTGTTTATGAAGATACAAAGTTCTTTTTGGATCTTCTGTATCATAATTTATACTTACAAATTCAGTATAAATATCTTCATTCTTTTCAAACTCACTAGGAAAGAAACTAACATATAGTTCATCTTTACCACTTGGCCTATAAGCCATCTTAGGAATATATAATGCATTAATTATCCCATTAGTTTGGAAGTAATCTTCATGCTCTTCTCTTAAAGCATTTACCTTAGCTTTACGTTCATCAGGTGTTATTGCCATTTCTTTTGTATTATTTAAATTTTTAGTACTTATCATATTATCTTCTTTCTTGAACTCCCGGAGTAGGCATCTCTTCAAGTTGCATTGATTCAAATTTTGCTTTAAAGAAACTCATTCTAGTATCACCATTTCTTGCTTTAAGAAAATGTAATACTATAGTTTTATCATCTTCAATTATATATCTATCAGGCCCATAGAATCTAATCTTTTGTTTTGCAGGTCTGTTAATACCAATTAAAGTATCAGCATGTTGTAACATAGCATCTGAACCAAATATATCTGACTCAAGAATATAGTTACCATACTTACCATCTATAGCTCTTTCTGGATTATCAATATTCCTATTAAGTTGAGATAAAGCAATAAATAGACAAGGATAGTCACGTTTACACTGAGTAAAAAACTCACCTAATTCAAATAACATATCTAATGAATTATTTTGATAAGGAGCTCTTTTAACTAACATAGTGTGGTCTAAAGTAATTATTGTTTTTGTTCCATTATGTTGATTCATATACATATCAATTTGCTCACGCATTTGATTTACAGTCATTGGAGTACTTACAATATCTACAGGATGTTTAACTCTTTCTTTAGCATATTGATGGCATGTGTTAAGTGTATCAGCAGTAACTAAACTACCAGCACTACATAACTCTTTGTAACTTTTACCAGTTACTGAAGAAAACTCTCTAATTGCTGAGGTTCTACCAACCATCTCATATTGAAATTCTAATACTCTAAATGAATCATTGGGATTCAATGCAAAAGATTCTCTTATGATTTGATCTTTAATTAATGTTTTACCTGAACCAGGTCTTCCGCCAATAACTGTTAATGTATTCCACTCTAAACCATCAGTTGTAGCATCATTGAATTTTGGCCATGGTGTATATATAGACTTTTCCTCACCGGTCTGTCTTTTGTACATGTATTTTAATGCTTCATTAAAGGCAGCATATTGACCTATCCATGATTCTGTTGGTTTACTCATTTTCTATAATATTTATTACATCTTGAACATTTTGTATACTTGCATTACATGATTTTTCATCAGGTACCCAAGCACCATCTCTTAACATTATAATATCTTCCATAACAAGATTTAATTTTTCAAGAGCTTCATTAATTTTTTGAGGTGTCATATTACATTTTCTTTAAAATGTTTGGTTTCTGATTCTTCTATACCATCTTTTATCATGTCACAGTAATCTGCTAATGTAGATGATTTTACTTTGTGCTTATCTTGTTTGCATATAAAATATTGACTGGTTTGCATATACATGTATTGTGCATCCCTGTATTCATTTACATACATTTTAGTAGCTTTTATAATTTGATCCCAACTATAATCATATGTTTCAAATAACCATCTAAATGATTCAGACAACATCTTCACATTAACCCTGGCTGGTTTACCACTGGGGAGTTTTATATTAGGAAAGACTTCCCTATAGATATTTATTTTATCAACAAAGTCTTGTCCCATTAACTGAGCATCTGTTTTCTTTTTTTGCTTTGATAAAATAATTATCTAAATGTACTACTAGGCTTTTAGCTTGAGTACTCATTGTATATTTACCATCATCAAAGATTAAATAACCTAACTTTTCTAAAGCTAACTTATCTTCATTTGTTACTTGAGGTAAAGCAACTCCCTGCTTTATTCCAAATAATAATAGTACTTGATTTGGTGTTAAATTGTTTTTCAGCATTATCTGAAATAGTTCCCACA